TTAAGAATCGTTGTTATAAATGTACCAAGCACCTCCACTATAAATGTAGAAATCATAGGTATCTGTACCGAATGCGATGTTAACTTCTCCGCTCGGATTGGTGGGTGTGCTTGCTAAGATGTTTGCTTCGGTGTCTCGTGTTGTGACATTGAATAGAGCTACTGCATTTAAAAATGTTCCACTAATATTAGCAGTTGTAAAGCCACTCGAAGCTAAAGTAATACCTGTGACTCCAGCATTCGTTGAAGCTGGGTTTGTCAGAGTAAAGGTAATAACAGTATCTGAACCTGTTGGTACGCTTTGACCTCCAGCAACTGTAAGAACTAATGTACCTGATGACTGAGTCCATGATCCACTTGATCCAAAGATTGCCGCATTAGTACCTCCAACTGTTAATGAAGCATTGTCAGATGTCTGCGATCCTGTAAGTCCAGCTATAGTTAAAGTAGAACCAGCACTTATTGATGCAGATGGATTAACTGTGAAGGTTAAGGTGTTAGAGTTGCCAATAGCAGTCTGTCCATTCTCAAGAGTAGCAGTATCAAAAGTCTCAAGTGGTACAGGTGGTACAGTAGGACTGCCTATGACCCCCAACCCAAATGTAGGAAGAACGAACATTCTTAGGAAGCTGTGTCTCCAGCTAAGACAAACACATCATCAGCGTAGGCAACTAAACTTGCTACTCCAAACTGAGCATTGATCTTGGTGTGTGATTGTCTGTTATTAATAGTAGTACCTGAAGCACTAAAGCTGACTTGACCAGCACCCTTCTGTACGAAACTACAATTAAACCCAGCACCTAGTCCGCTTGGAACTGTTACTGTAATAGCTGACCCATTATTAAGGACTACTACCTTACCATTATCTCCAGCTAATAAAGTGTATGCAGTACCTGTTTGATCGTTCAGAGTCGCATCGAATCCAAGGATTGCAGTGCCTCCGAAATCTCCGTCTGTAAGATCACCAGCATCAACTGTAACTGTTCCCGTTCGTCCGGCAACCGATTGGACGGGAGATGCTCCCATCAAATTTGTAACGGTTACTTTTTTCGTTGTAGGAGTCCCACTCACATCGGTGATTGGAATGATATCCGCACCGGCGGGAGTTGTGCCTAAAGCGGTTAATGCTGAAATTTTCTTATTCATAGTTTTTAATCAAAAGCTAAAATGCTCCCGTCTTCTGTGTTTAAAAAAGCCCCGTTTTCTGCCCTCAATGCACCATCTATCGGCGGACCGACTGCATTATCTGCATCGGTGTCCCCAACTAAGAGTCCTAGGCAGTTAAAAGGCATTACTGTTTATAGGCCAAACAGCTTCCACTCGCCAAAGTGAAACTCGTGCATTCACCATAAATTACTTGGCCTTGCGAAAAAGTAGTCCCGTCTGAAATTAATGCGGATACATTTTCCACTTTACCGACATATGCAGATAAAACTGAATCCTCGGTGAATTGAATTGATGTGAATGTGCCAGCGTGAGCCGCTGTATCGTTAGCGTAAAGGCTTCCGCCAGCTCCCATTGCATTTAGAATATTTACTCCTGATAGTCCCATAATATTATACTGTTGTTAAAATGTTAACTCCGAACGAGTAGCTCGGATATGTGTTGACTGATATTTTGTTCATTCCTTCTAGGCGTTCGACTCGGTCGATTTCGAGTGCCAAGGTTTCTTCCGCCATTTGTTCTTGCTGGATCGCTTTTTCAAGCTGGCCGTCTGATTTGTACCAGTCTGCAATGGTTGCTAATAATAAGTACCTCTCCAAGAATCTTGGGAGGTCGGGATCGCCTGACTCACCATAACTCGAAGGTGTTACCTGGTTACCCATTACAAAGACTGAACTTTGAGACGAATTGGCGGGTAATACTAAGTACCCATTGATTAAATTGTAATCCAACTTGAATGCGGTTCTCTCCGATAATGGATTCTTATCGAAGACCGAAAACACATCCATCAGATTTGCATCGTTGTCGATTTGAACCGCCTTGTCTGCAACGATTGGCGAGGTAACGGCGGCAACAGATTTCTCCACTACTGTCATTAGCTCGGGCCATTGTGCGCGGGTCCATGCTCCTTTTACTCGGTCATTTAACGAGTTCTTGAAAGCTGTTTCTTCTACCGATAATAATGTGTCCACCCCGATGGCCGAGGTGAATCGATTTTTAAGTTCGGTGTAGGTTACAGTTCTCAACTTCCGATTACCGTTTCGGGGTTGGCTTTTGCGAAGTCTTTAGAATATTGAGGGTCGGACATACAGCCTGGTCTTTCCTGTTCATGCCTCATGTAAGTAGATAAATCTACGGACCGAACGGCTCGGAGGTTCTTACCCCCGCCGACAGATTGGCCGTATTTACGAGCGGCTAATGCTCTTTGCTTATATCCGGCTTTTTCTTGTGCGGCTTGTCGGTCAACTTTCTTGGCCAAGTAATGAGCCATTTCTTCGCCCGACATTCCGCTTCTCTTACCGCCTTTTACTATTATATTTAAGCTCATATTTTAAAGAAAAAAGGGAGGCCGGCCACTACCCAACCGGCCTCCCAAAATAACACCAAATAAACCAATTAAACCTAAACTATTGAACCAAGCGCGCGTGGGTTGGATACGCGAATCGTAGCCATACACTCTGTAAATGCGCGTTTCCCAGCACCGTTGTCAGGAAGATCCTGAACGGTCATGCCTTCCAAGAACTTCAAGGAAACAGTGTCATCAGATGGAAGGAGATATCCTCGATCTGTGTTAACAGTTCCCAGTGCTGTACTTGTTCCACTTGCTCCAGCATCCCTACGCCCGTTCCACAAAGTAGGGATTATGTCCACTACACCATAGTCCGAAATGTACTGGACCACTGATAATTTCAAGATACCATCCTTAACATCCTGGTTAAAGTTAAAGTCACTGTTTGCAGTGGTGGATCTCGTATAGTCCGTTATTTTATTAACGCAATTTGGGCCGGCATATAACTTAAAAGAGCCTTTAGAACCAGCGGCAGTGTAAACAGCCTGAAGTAATCCACGGAAAGCAGATTCGGTCAAACTTGCAAGACTTACACGAGAACCACTTACTGCACGGAAACCTTGTTTTAAGGTTGTGTCGAAAGTGTTACCAGTTGCAGTTGGGTCAGACCAAATTCCAAGTCCGCACATCGTAGCTCCAGCAGAACCTGAGCCAGCGGCTTGATCGTTGTTTGAAGCGATTGCCACTTCAAGGCTGTTCTTCAACTGAATTAAAGATTTTGCAGTTGAGGCCGCAAAGAGAGATCCACCAGGAGCAACATCAACCATTTCGGCCTGACGAGAAACTGCGAAGATATCCCTAAGTGTTGCCACCCGGTTACCTAGACGAGCGCGGCTATCAATTAAGTTAGCGGCATTCGACAGAGTAATATCTACACCGTCTGCGTTTGTTGCGGCACTTGAGCCGGCGGGATCAGCGAGTGAATCAACTAACCATTCATTAAGAGTCGCTTTGGGAGCGGCGGATTGAGAAATCGTGCTGTAAATTGGAGTCTCTTGTGGAGAAACCGTTTTCATCACATTTTCTAAATTTTCGCGTGAGCCCTTGGTACTCAACACGTTATACGAAGTTGCTATAGCCATTTTATATATTCCTTATTTTAAGATTTTTAAATTTTTTTAGTCCGCAAGAAATGCGGCGAGATCGTTGACCGAGAGATTTTTACGCTCCAAAATTTTCTGTTTATTTGCAGTCTGCCTAGTGGCTGAGGTTTGTACCGGTGGGGATGAATCGCCCATCGTTGTCGGAGGTGCTTTGGCTACCCTTTTGGCTTTCGGTTTGGCCGACTTGGCCGCCTGATCTGATTTAATCGCTTCAACTCCTCGAACGAGTGTTGCCGCTACAAAATCGCCATTAGGTAGGGATTTGAGAATGTCGGCATACTGACTTTTTATCTGACCTAAAACGGATCTCCGTTCTTCGGCTTGGTCTGTATCGACTGTTTCTGAAATCCACGGGTGAGTATTGATCGTATCCTGTTGCCACTGAGCGGATGCCTGGAGATATTGCGCCCTTTCGGGTATTTTCTCCGTTAGATAATCTTCTGCTTGGGTGAGAATATTTCTGATATCCTCATCGGCATATTCCTTCCCATCGACTTCGATAAAATCTTTTCCGATGTGTTGGAGCGACCAACGCTTGGCGGCAAGAGCTTCCTTCCGAAGAGTTTCCAATGACTGAAAGTCCTGGACTTCTTCGAGAGCTGGCTGACTGGATTCCGATTGCTTTTGAGGGGTGGATTTTAATGATGCAATTTCTGATTTTAGTGTTTCGGCAAGCTCATCTCCTGCTTTTGCGCGAGCGGTCAAGCGGTTCACCTGTTTCAGAAGTTTACCAACAGCTTTAGACTGCGGCTCATTGTCCCCCGATTCTTCAGTGGACTCCTCCTCTTCTGCTATCTCTTCCGTTTCCTCTTCTGATTCCTCAGATTCGGTAGACTGTAAAAGAACATCTGTATCCTGGTCGGTCTCTGCGTCTGCGGTAGTAGTCTCGGGACTTGGTTCCGCTTCAGATTCCTCTTTCGCTTCACTCTCCTCAACTTTGTCAACGAACGATGCCGTTAACTCCTCAAGGGTCGTAATGCTTTGCGTGTTTGTTTCTGCTTCTGTCGTAGCCGGAGCCTCGCTAATTTCTGTATCTGCCATATTTTCTCTGCGTTTGGGAAGTTCGCACTCTTGCGTTTTCTGCGTACCGAAATGGTTCGCCACTTCCGATTATGACAGGGGGCCAATAAAAATTTTCAGGAAGTTTTAAATAAGTCCCACGCTTCCCGATATTTCTCGTGCTTGGCTTTGGACTCGGGGTTGTCCGGGTAAACCGCAACTGTTAATGCTCCATCGAGAGCCATACATGGGATTAGATACCAGGTGTTTATGTCGGCACAAAATATTGCCACTATATCGACTTTTGTGCAGTCTAGTGGTTGCTTTACTACCCGCCCAGTAGTCGTGGAAAATCGATACCGTTTGCACCCGTTTTTTCTTTCCCCTTTGCTTGACTTTTCAGACCCCTTAATTTGGACATTAAAATTTTTGCCCGCCGAATTTACGAGGATACAGTCAACTGGTAAATGGTCACCTAGTGGGATGAAAACTTCCAACCCATTCTTTAACGCTTCAGTGAAGAAAGTCTGCTCGTAAATGTAGCCCTTACGCTTCGTGTTCTTCGTCATCGAGGCTCATGTCGCACTCAAAATCAACAACTTCCTCGTCCATCCATTCTTCAACATCGGTCAGGGCGATTTGTGCCATCTCATGGTCATCGATATCACTCTCTTCTAGCCAGCGATTTAGCAAGGCTCGATGTTCGTTTTTAAATTGCTGATGGGGTGTCAGTTTCGGCATTTTCTAAGCTTTCAATTATTCGTGTAAGTCCAGCAATCTCACCCGATAGTCGGGCGAGTTTTTGCGGATTATCGACATGGGTATAGTCCTGAAAATCGACTAAGCACATATCCCTCTGTTCGAGGATAAATGATTTTACTGTTAGCCATTCGGTCTGTTCCCCTAGGCCGTTAATCGCATCTGCTAAAGTCATTTGCGTTTTTTTGCAGTTTTTGCCGCCTTTTTAAACGCACTGGCAGATGGTGCACCTTTTGCTCCAGGCTTTCTCATTCGTTCCTTCGATCCGGCGGCAATTCGTGCCTTCTTCTTGGCGATATTTTTATATAAACTCATAATATTTCCTTTAAGTTAAGCGGCCATCGATGTACCTGGTACATTACCGGGAGCAGTCCCAAGCTGGCCAATTAGTGCGTTGCGATTCTGTGCTTCCATTTGTTCAAGCTGACCCGCATATGTCTGAAGTCTCTTGGCAAAGTTTTCGTCCTCTTGCATACGATTTTGAACATCGGTCGCTGGCACTTCGGGAGTACCTTGCAAGTATTGCTGGAGAACTTGCAGACGAAGCTGGGAATTAACCCCTTGCTGTGGTGCATTAACCACTTGTCCCGAGAATATCTTAGCAATATCGGCAGAAGTTTCCTTGATCTCTTTGTCCGTTGCCTCTTCCGCGGGGGCAATCAATTGACCGGCAAGATTTGGATCAATAGCCTCAAGCACTTTACGAAGATAAATGTCATACCGAGCTTGACCCTGTCTGTCGTACTGCGACATTAATTTACCCACTGTATCGAGTTTCTGAAGAACCTTTTCCTCGTCCTGGTTCATGCTGTTCCAAGTAATGTTAAAATCATAAACCTCCGCAGTCTCATCAAGCATGAGTTGAGCGCCTTGCTCATTATTGGTAACCCGAAACCAAATCTGTGGTCCGCCATAAGTTCTATCCAAGCACCATACCCGATTAAGAACCTGTTTGAATCCGTTAAGCCACTGATTGACCAAGTGCTGGCGGATGCTGTTTGCTTCAACTGCGTCTTCGGCGGATGTTGCCCGACCGGTTATCTTATTGGCGAGTTGTCTTAACTGCATCTCCACCTCCATCGATGCCGGTGAATAGCGGGGGATTTCTACGAATCCAAACTCTCCCCTTCTGCGAACTGGAATCTGCGCACCTGGTCCGATCCGTTCGGGCTTCCGGCCAACGACATATTCTGCGGCTGGCATTGTGCTCATCGAGGCGCGGTCGCGCCGACTATCTAACTCCGTTTTGACAGCTTGCTGATAAGACTTTAAAAGCTCAGGGTAACCTCGGGAATCGAGTAGGCGGTGATTGAGGTTTTCTCGGGTAATACAGACAAAGGGATAACGACCTTCGTCATATTCCATCGGACTATGAAACCCATGACCTTCCGCTTCATCCGCCCAGCAAGTAATCGTGCAAATCGGTACATCATCCTCATCGAGTTCCTTACGATAAGTTGTAATTACCCGAACCATGCCCTCGTAATTCTGTGTGCCGTAAAAGTTGCCGGAGTCGTAAGACATTAAATCAGTCGAATAACTTTCGTCCGCATAAAAGCCTTTTGAGTTCTCAAGGACTTCTTCGATCCACTTTTTATCCCATCCCTCACTGACCTTTTGCATTAATGCTTCGGGGCTGTAATAGTGGATGCAGTGAATGCTCCTGGCCGATTCTAAATCAATTACATTCGAGTCGATGATTATTTC